CAATCTGAGTAGGGGAAGCAGTTCCCCGCTACCGGTAAGACGGTGGCAGAGTACCACACGCCTGGCGCCGAGATTCTCGGTGCGGCGATCAATCATGCTGAGCGTGTCATCTCCATCGACAGCCTGCTCATCTCGCACGTCTTCATGGCGAGCATTGACGAAGCCATGAACCACTACGACGTTCGCGGTCCCTACTCGCGCCAGCTCGGTGCGGCTCTGGCCCGGACGTTCGACAAGAACATCGCTCAGGTTGGTCTTCTGGCGGCTCGTTCGGCTGCAACCGTCACCGGTCTCAGTGGTGGAACGGTGATCACCGACGCGGATGCTCTGACCAACGCGGACTCCCTGATCGCTTCGATCTTCGATGCGGCTCAGGCCCTCGATGAGAAGGACGTTCCCGATACGGAGCGTTCCGTGTTCCTCAAGCCGGATCAGTACTACCTCCTGGTCAACTCCAGCTCCAAGCTGATCTCGGTGGAGTACAATCCCGGCGGGAACGGTTCCATCTCCAGCGGCCGGGTGTTCCGGGTCGCCGGCATGGACATCGTGAAGACGAACAACCTGCCTCAGGCCATCGTCAACACTGGCCCGGCTGCCTACCAGGGTGACTTCACCACCGTTGCGGCGCTCGTGATGAATCGAAGCGCTGTCGGTACCGTGAAGCTCCTGGACCTGGCCCTCGAGTCCGAGTACGACATTCGCCGGCAGGGCACGCTCATGGTCGCGAAGTACGCCATGGGTCACGGCATCGTTCGGCCGGAGTCGGCCGTTGAGATCAAAACCGCCTAGTTCTGGGCATAATCTCTCAACCGACAAGGAATCACTCCAATGGCTGAACAGACCACTTCCAAGGTCGTCAAGGGTGGAACGGCGCAGGTGGGCCCCTTCGGGGCTTTCGGCTCCACTCCCCCGGACACCAAGCCGGCCGTGACCGGCGCGAAGGGCAGCAATGCCGCTCTCGCTAGCCTGCTCACTGCTCTCGTCGCTCTCGGTCTCGTGACCGACAGCACGACTGCGTAGTACCTCCATGAGGGGGTCTTAGGGTTTCCCCCTAGGGCCCCCTCTTTTTCCTCTTCTCACATCACACCAACGGACACCCATGCCGCAGATCGTAAACCTGGCTCCGACCACGGAGCTGGAGGCGGTCAACGCCATGCTCGCAGCTATCGGCGAGGGGGCCCCGATCCTTCAGGCTGAGCTGGACACTCCCTCTCTCGTGACTGTACAGATGGCTGTCAGCGCGCTTCGGGACGTCACGCGAGAAGTGCAGTCGATGGGCTGGCGGTTCAACTCCGAGTTCGGTCTCGAGGTTGCGCCGACAGCGCAGCTCAACTGGACCGACTCTGCGGGCGTTACCACGCCGCTGCACATCTACAAGCCGCCTGCTGGGCTGGTGGCCTTCGACATCACGGAGGTCCCGGAGCAGAGCGGATCGAGCTACGTAGACACTGAAATCAGAAAGTCGAAGGTCTATCAGGAGGGAAACCCTCTTGCGAAGGTGCTGGTCTTCTACGACCGGGAGCACAATCGCGACGGTTTCCCCCAGGCAGATCGAAGCTACCTCTACATCAACGCCGTCTTCCTCGCGGATTTCTCCGATATGCCGGAGACCGCCCGACGCTACTGCGTCACGCGTGCTACCAGGCGTTTCGTCGCCAACAGTGTAGGCTCGCGCGAGCTGGTCGGGTTGACGGAAAGAGACGAGTTGTTCGCCCTTCGGAACCTGAAGAGGGACCAGGGGAACGAGGACAACTTCAGCATCTTCGCTAGCTATGAAACGTTCGCCCACCTGGGCTGGCCGCGCCGGTTGCCGGGTGGAGTCATCGAGAACCGTAAAACGCGCGGCTACACGCCGTAGGAGTGAGCATGCTTGTTTCCCAACGGCTCGAGAATCTCCTCGGCGGTCTGACTCAGCGCCCCCCGGTTCTTCGAGCGAAGCACCAGGCCGAGGAGCAGACCAATGCATTCGTCTCCCTGACTCACGGTCTGATGAAGCGCCCCCCGCTCCGTCATATCGCGAAGCTAGCCAGCCTTCTCACCGGTTGGAACAATGCCTTCATTCATCCACTCGTCTATAGTGACGACGAGCAGTATGTGGTCACCATAGTCGATGGGGTGCTGAAGGTGTTCAACGCGCTCACCGGGGCTGAGCAGACAGTGGTTACAGACGTCTCCTTTCCTCAGGTGCTCGAGACGAAGCTGGAAGACCATTTCGATGCTGCTGACAGCACGCTGATCCACGGCTACAACGGTTGGACTGAGAACCAGAGCTTGTTCTCTATCACCAGTAACAAAGCGCGCTACAGTGGCACCGCCAGCCCGTTTGCGTTTCGACAGGTGGTCGGGAGCAACGACAAGTCCGAGGTTTCAGTTGATGTGTCGATGACCTCGGTTGGCGCGATTCTCAGGCCGTCGTTCCTGTTGCTCGCAAGGGGTGGAGCCTTCTCTGGAACCACCCCTCAAGGAAAGCGGATAGCACTGAGCTGTGCCCGCGCTGCTGCCGGTACGAGCGACACCCGAGACGTGCGTCTCATTGAGTACGATGCCGGCGGGGGCATTCAACAGCAGACCACGCTGACGAACATTCCTTGGCCTAACGGGGGAACCCTGCGTCTCCGGCTAGTATTGAATGGAACGTCTGTGTCTGGCTTCGTAGAGCCCGTAGGTGGAGGCACCCCGCTGTACTTTGCCACCATGACGGCTACCGATGTCATGGCAGGAAATGAGTCCATCGCATTGCACCTTATTGCCGGCGTCGCAATGACCGGTACCTTCGACGATGTTGTCGTTACTGGTGCTCTCGACGCAAGCATCACACTCTCCACCAATCCGTTTCGCGCGGTGACGTTTGGTGACACGACGGTCATAGTGGACCGAAGACAGGAAGTCAGCAGAGGAAGCACCAAGACTCCTGTACCGACCGGACACGAGGCGCTGCTGCTCGTTCAGCAGGCAGACTTCTCGACGAAGTACGAAGTCACCCTGTCCGATGGGGAGCCGGTTGAGTTCACCACTGGCGAAGCGTCGGAAGCCTCTGCTCGGGCCTTCATCGGTACCGACTACATCGCCGAGCAGTTGTACAACCTCATGATCGCCGACCAGGTTATCAACAGCATGTACACCTTCGAGCTACACGGCTCGATGATCTACATACTGCGGAACTTTGGTCTCGACTTCACCATCACTACTACTGACGGCCTTGGAGATAGAGGCCTACAGGCAGTGAAGGATCGAGTCGAGGCGTTCGCCGACCTTCCGTCTCGGGCCCGAAATCAGATGATCCTCGAGGTCTCTGGTGACCCGGAGAGCAAGTTCGATGGGTACTGGGTCAAGTTCCATCGAGATGGAGAGGGTGCCGCTGGAACGGGAGTGTGGAAGGAAATCCCCGCTCCTGGGATCGTCAGCGGCTTCGACCAGACGACGATGCCTCTCAGGTTGGTGCGAAAAGGCAACATCCTGGATGGCTTCTCCCACGAGCTGCCTCCCACCCCGGTTGTTCGGCTCGACACGGCTTCGTTCATTAACGATGGCTGGGCTTTCGACAGCGACGGTAATGCCATTCCTGGATCAGAGCGCCGCGTGCTAGACGGTGTGCTCAGTCCAAACCTGTGGGTCAAGAAATCGCCGGCTGGTACTGGCAGTATGAAGCGGTATCGCTTCTACTTCGACATCAATACGCAGAATGTTCAGCCTGGCACCGTTGCCAGAGCGCTGCTAAAGCACAATGCTGGAGCAGGGCAGGCATTCAACGTAACGCTCGCTACCAGCGAGTACTCTGCGGGACAGATTCTTGTAGATCGGATGATCGAGGTAGATGTCAGTTTGGCGGCCGGTGCGGAGTTCCAGCTTTCTCTGGAACACACACCACCCCTTTCAGGAAATCCTGTTACCGCCCTCTTGCGCGCTGCAAGACTAACTGTTCACGCCGGCAACGAGGCTCTTCCCGGTGTGCGGCTGGTAACTCAGACCGCAGTTCAACTCAACTTTGACTCGGCTTGGGTCTATCCGAAGCACTCCGTCATTACGGTGACGCTGAACAACGGCTCGCCTACCGAGTTCGTTCACACCACGGCATCGGACTCCTCGGGAGACACCGTAGCGTCGGCTCTGCGAACGGCAATCAACAACCACGCGAGCTACGCCGCTTCGGGAAGCCTCGGGAAGATCATCATCAGCGCACAAACGCCTTCGACCCCGCCGCCGTCTCTGGACGTTGAAGTTGAGATGGTTGCAGGTGTCTTCTTCAATCCTGATCTTCAGCTCGTTGGTGGGGCCTATGTCTTTCAGGTTCTACGGAATCTGATTGATGGCTCTGAGGGCGAGATCACCGAGAACGGTACGACGTGGTTGAAAGCCACGATGGCCGGAGGACTCAACAATGCCTTCGAGGTAGGAGACACCGCCGAGATTCGCGGAAACTCCAGCTCATACTTCGTTCTCGAGCGGATTGACTGGTCTGAGCGTGAAGCAGGAGACGACGAAACCAACAAGTTCCCGCCGTTCGTCGGCAGGACTATTGACGACGTCTTCTTCTACGAGGATCGACTCGGATTCATCTCTGGTCCCAACGTGCTGCTCTCTGAACAGGGAGAGTACTTCAACCTTTTCCGCACTACGGTAGTGGACCTCCTTGCGTCTGACCCCATCGACGTAAGGTCTTCTGGTAAGGACGTGACTGCATTTCACAGCGCCGTGCCATACGACGAGCGCCTGTTCGTGTTCACGACCCTGCATCAGTTCGGTCTGGACGGAGACCCCGTCCTTGCGCCGTCTACAGTGCGTATGCCAAAGGTCTCTTCAGTGAGGAGCGACGCCACCATTCGGCCAGAAGCTGGCGGGACGGCG